AGCGGACCAGTAAGATCCCTTAATGGGTTTCTCACAACTGGAAACAATATGGCTCAATCATTGAGTGCGGGTACGATCGATGCTTCATCTACCGCCAACCTTACGGCTGCTGGCAGTATCGATAAGTATCAAGGTAAAGTAATGCAGGTTACAGACGCAGACATTATTTTTAATTTACCAGAAATAGTAGTAGACACAGGCTCAGACGAACAAATAAAGAGTCCAAATACTACAAGTACAATTGGATATGAGTATGCGTTTCTGTTTTCTGTAAGTTTAACAGGGGCTAATACTTTTACTTTGAATTCTGGAACTGCCGCAGGCAGAGCCACAGCCGATCAAATGAATGGTATGGCCTGGTACAGTAACAGTGCAACTGATCCCGCAGCGAATGCTTCGTGGGGATCAAATGGTTATGACACTCTAACTCTAGACGCAACTACTCGAGGCGGCTTGCAAGGCACCTATGTTTGGGTGAGAGCAGTCGCAGCGAATAATTGGGCTATCCAAGTAATGATGAATGGTAACGGTACTATGGTTACCCCTTGGAGCTAAACCATAAATAAATAACTCTGGGTGAGGTGTAATGACCTCACCCTTTAATAGGAGGCAATATGTCACAAGTTATAAACAAACAATTTGATGGGGATAGAAAAGCTATCTTTGTCATGAATTTTAAAATTGCATCAACCACAGCAGAATCTTATGAAATTGTCTGTGCTAATTTAAATACTAATATAGCAGGAACTGCATGCGCAAGTTTAGTTATCAATAAGATATGGTGGAGTGTTAATAACACTGCTGTAACTAAGCCTTTATCCCTATATTGGGAAGCATCAGCAGATGATTTAGCCATCACGTGCAATTATGCGGATAGCAAGGATTTCAGTTCAATTGGAGGATTATTAAATCCTGAATCTTCTGGATATAGTGGAGATATAAAAGTTGAATTTGAATCAATTACAGATGATGATACGGCAACTTTAGTTTTAGAATTATTAAAAAATTACTAAGTAAACATGGAATGCGAAAACTCATGTTTAGCTTGGCTATCATTAGTGCGCTTAATATTATGGGGTGTAGTATATACGAAGGTATGTCTATGAAACCCCATAAGACAAGTGTTACTACAACCTATGGACAGGATGAGATTGATAAGGCTAATGACAGCAAGGATCAAACAAAGGATTCAATGCAAATCACCGTGAAGCAGGAGTTTTTATGGAAAGAATGATAATTGGAATTATAGCCTCCGCCCTCATTGGGCTTGCGGCATGGAACCTGAACCAGACATTTAATCTCTCCATTGAAATAGAAAATGTTAAAGGCAAGATTGATGTCTTGGAAAAAAGCATCAAGCAACTGACCAAGAAGAAAAATAAAAAAGGCTCCATTATGCAGCAGAGTAATTAAATGAAACCTAAAATCATTCATACAAAAACATTTTATTGTGATGATGATCACCCTATCGTGTACTATACCTTTGATAAGAATAACAAGGCAATGTGTGAATACTGTGCAACACAATTTGTGTATGAAGAAGAAGATTTTTATACCAAAATGCTAGCGGAAAAGGAGTTACTTAATATGGGGTTAAAAGATTCCATCAGGCAGAAAGAAGAGAGAACCCCTTCCCAGGAGATGCAGGACAAACTAGAACCTATCCCCTGTCCAATGCATGAGGACTATGATGATCATGTAAATAAAGTTCTAAAAGGGAGCGGATAATGACTGATTGGTTTGACAAGTTAATTATAGCCATAGGAATTATAACAATAATAATATTTATAATGGTGGTGATATAATGACCAATGGCAGAGTCGATATATCGGATAAAACAGCGATCAGCATGCCGATGCGCAACCTTTTGGCCATATTATCGGCCGTCGGGGTCGGCGTGTGGGCGTTTTTTGGGATTCAGGCCCGTCTGAATACGCTCGAAACTCGAAATACATTGATGGAGGCCGATCTCGTTGAAAATACGGCGTTTAGAATTGGATGGCCCAGGGGTGAAATGGGCAGTTTACCTGCAGATTCTGAGCAATTCATGCTTCTGGAATACCAGGACGGAATGATAGTTAAATTGCAAAAACAAGTTGAAGCAATGATGCACAATGCCGTCAATATTACAAGGCTTCAGCAGGATATGCAGGAAGCCCGTGATAACATAGAAAAACTAAAAGATAAACTGAGGGAGGCTAACGGTGGTTGAAATTGTTATAGCATTGCTCATGTATATTGGGGTAGATCTCAAA